TCCTCGTAAGTCTTCATATAATTCTTCTAATGCTTCATGTTTATCTTTTTGACTCACTTTTAATAAGTCTGCATAATCTACAATTACTATATCTGGCTTCTTGCCTAACATGATAGTTTTTTCGATATGTGCTTTGATACCCATGACACTTACTGATTTTGTAGGATAGTATTTAACTGTCAAATCTCCGGATAGACTAAGCATTTTATTTTCAATATCTTCTTGATGGTTTTTTAAGTTTTGTGCGTTTATACCTGTTAAAACCGAGTCATAACGCTGTCCTACATAGTTTTCATTAAGCTCTAATGTATAATGTATAACTGTTTTTCCGTCTTTAACTGCATTAGCCCCAATATTGATTAGCAACCAAGATTTACCAATTCCTGCAGGAGCCATTACTACTCCTAATTCTCCTGGAGCTAATCCGCCATCCATTAAGTCGTCGATAACATCCCAACCAGTTGTCATGGTGTGTCGTGCTGCTTCTGCATATCTAACAGACACATCCTTTTTATATTCTAATCCAATGTTTGTATCGGAGCCAGCTTTCATGGCTCCATCAATTTTAGTTTTAATTTCATCGTAATTACCCATCTTTAGTAATCCGACTGAATCTTCTATAGCTCGTTTTATTTCTTGATTTTTACAAAATCTTAGAATTTCGTCTTTTACAAATGTTAGGTCATCTGATTCTATGTATCGAAAAACTTCTTTAAGTTGTTCTAGAACAGCTGTTTTAAGAATGTCATTCTCAATTTCTGTTACTTTAACTTTTAATACATCTTTAGTTGGAGGAGTTTTATACTCTCGAAAATGTTGTAAAATAACATCAATCACCCAACTATTTGAATCGGATTCAAAATAATCTGATCTAATTATATCTGAAATTTGTTGTAAAAAAAGTCTATCGGTAAATAAAGCGGAAATAACTTTAACTTGAAAGCTATATCCGTATTCACTTAATTTATTTGTCATATACGCATTATATTAAATAATGATAGTAAAACCAAATTTATTATTATGTTTCTTTTGCAAATGCATCTAAAGATAACCATGTCTTATTCAACCACTCAGGCAAATTTTTCATTACTGCCCACATTTTATCTTCATAAAATAATCTTTGAAACTCTGTTCGATTTAATCTACTAACAGGTTGTTCCATTATGCCTCTGATTTTACTAGATGTAGCTGCTGGTATATCTAAAAGCTTAATATTCATTAATTGATAATTTTGCTCTAATATAGAGCTATTGTCTAAAATCTTTTGATATGTTTTAGACTCTGATAATAATCTTTTACTTTTATCGAATAAATCATCTAAATTATATTCTTGTGGTTGTGATAGTTCCGGAATTAATTTTAATATAGTTTTTGGTCCTATTCCATTAACACCAGGAATATTATCTGATTTATCTCCTGTAAACGATCTGTATAAAACCATGTTATTTGGATGAATTCCAAATTCATCTATAATAGCTTTAGTATCATACATTTTCTTTTTAATAGGAGACCATACCTGAATTTTGTCTCCAACCAATTGGTAAAAGTCTCTATCCGTCGAAACTACAGTAATTTTATCTGCAGTCTCTTCATACATTTGAGTAATGTAAGCAATCGTGTCGTCTGCTTCAATTCCATCTAACGCTAAAAATGTTACTGGTAAATTGTCTAGATATGAAACTAATCTACTAAATTGATGTCGCATAGATTCTTGTTCCGTTTCTATGCTTGAATCATGATGATCAAATCTTCGAAGTTTTGTTTTATTTACTCGATTAGCTTTATAATTTTTATATATTTTTTTTCTTCGAGCAGAACCTCCTCGTCCGTCAAATACAATTACGCACCTGCTTGGTCGAAAGTCTCTAACTACTTTGCCTACTGAATATAAAAATCCTGTAATGCCTCCGATATGATCTCCGTCTTCATTATATGCCGGCGTTGCACCGAAACATCTAATAAAGGTATTGAGTCCATCAAATACCATAATATGATCATTAGGATTTGACGGACTCATTGACCTTTCCTGTTGTAACTCGTTATATAGTTTTTGATATTTATTCATTAACCTTCTTCATCAACTACTTCATCTGTGATAACTACGTCGTCAATACCACCTTCAACTCCAGCGCGATATTTGAATATATATGCATCACAGATTCTACGATATAACCTTTCTTTCATTTCTGGGTTATCAATAACCTTTTCAACGAAATCTTTGCTTTGAAACTTAACAGTATCAAAAACTTCTCCGGTTTCAGAATCGATATCGTCTAACGAGTACCAAGCTCCTGACTGCGAAACTAATTTGAAATTTTTCATAACACCTAACCAACCACCATAGTTGTCGATACCACTGTCATAATATATTTCATAATCAATTTTTCTGTTTGGAGGCCCCATTCTGTTTTTAACAACTTGCACATTGGTTTTATTGCCTACTACTTGCTCCGCTCCATTAACTTTGGCTTTAATCATACCCGTATTCTTTAAACGAAGCCGTACCGATGCGTGGAATGGGATGGCTTTACCTCCTGCAGTTGTCCATTGGTCTCCAAAAGATACTCCCATTTTTGTTCGCAATTGATTTGTAAATATTAAACAAATTCTTTCGCGAGCAATCCAATTGGTTACTTTACGCATCGCCTTGGATAAAATAATTGATTTAGACGTTGCATATCCGTCTTTATCATATTCTGCAGACATTTCTATTTTTGTTGATGCGCCCATAATCGAATCTACTACAATTGTAACAAGTCTATCTTTATCTGATTTTCTAACTTGTTCTACTATAGTTTCAATAGTTTCGAAAATTTCTTCAACTGTTTCGATCGGTACATACAACATGGTTTTTAAGTCTACTCCAATTGCTGTTAAAAACTCTGAACTAGTTGCCGCCTCTGTGTCAATATAAACTGCTAAACCTCCTTTACGTTGTGTTTCTGCCAAGGTATGTGCTGCTAGCAACGATTTACCCGAAGCCTCCAACCCTGTTATTTCGGTAATTCTACCAACAGGAAATCCTCCGAAGGGTCTATTAGATATTGCTAAATCAAGCATTGAGCATCCTGACGAAACCCATTCCGTAACATTGGTTGGGGCGTCCTGATCTCCATCAAGAAAAAATGCAGTCTTTAAAGCTTGTCCTTTAAACTGTTTATTAATGCTTTCTGCTAACGTATTTGCTAGTACATCCTGCATCTCTAGTTTAGTTTTACTTTTCTTTGCCATTCGGCCTCCTTAATTAATTATTGAATAAATCATCAAATGCAGATGCGACGTCTGTTTTCTTTTCAGCAGCTGGTGCTGCAGGCGCACTTGATTCTGTAGTAGACGTTTTTTCGTTTGAAGTTTCTACATCTGAATCTGCATTTTCTGGATTCATCCATTCTTGAAGAGCTGTTTCTAATTCTTCATAAGTTGGCTCAGGAAATAGATCAGTAATTTCTGGCTGGTTCATAATTTTTTCTGCAATTGCTTTATCATCCGTAGCCGGTGATGTATTAGGTTTAACGCGAATTGCAGTCTTAGGATATTGCCCAGGCCCTTCTGCAGGAGTAAATTCTACATCAATATCTCTACCATTCATTAAATCGGTGATATCACCATAATCTGGATCTGAGATAATAGAAAGAAGCTCAGTATATATTGTTTTACCAAAGCCCCAAAATTTAACACCCTCTGATTCTTTGCCTCGGACAATTACCGGAACATATGTTCTCATTTTAGGTTCGATTTTACGACCCATGAGCCATTCGTCTTTATCTCCGGTTTTCTTGAGTTTTTCTGCAAACTCTACTACAGGGTCTGCATTACCAAATGAAACAGGTGACAACATTGATCTTTTTGCAATGTCATAATGAAAATATAATTCTAAGAAAGGATTTTCTTTACGATGAACGTAAGGCACGATTCGAACTCGTGTCTTGCCTTCGGTAGGCTTCCAAAGATTTTGTTTCTTGTTGTCATTCTTGTTTAATTGATTAAGTTTTGCCTTGATGGCATCTAAGTTAAGTCCCATTTAAGTACTCCTTTTATTAAGTTATTAATTTATATTATTTATTAATTATATATTAGATAATTAATTCTGTAAGTCCAAATAATTGTTTAATTTTTTTTAATTAAATATTGTCGTTACCAGTATCATTTTTTACTAGCTTCGAGGTTGGCAATGAAATTAAATTTTGTCCATTATTCCAACGTATAACAGCTTCTACGCCGTTTTTAGTTCTTTTAAGTCGTTCAACTACACCGTCTGTAATATTGCCTTCAAGATATTCAACACGATCGCCTACTGCAATATCATGGTCGCTATATTTAATGAATCCGCCTTGACGAAGTTTTGCAAGTGCCTGATCAGCTCGCATTCGATAC